AAATTAGGTCTTACGGAAGCCAAGAACAATGAAATGAATAATATAATAGCTAAATATAATGGGAACGAACAATAAACAATCCATCCTGGAAGGACGGAAATGGGATGTGATAGAGAGTGTTGACGGATATTTTTCCGGGGAAAAGAACGGAGTTATCATACAAGGAACGACAATGAGTGATCTGTATGAAAAATGTAAATCTTTTGATATAGCTTCGGTTATGGAAAAGATTAAGACGGGTGACAATCTGAACGACTGGGAAAAACGCTTAATAAAAGTTAATAAAAAGTTGTTGGAAAACCAATAAACTATATCTTTGCCGTATGAGAAAAAAATACGTTGCATATTATAAAGGCTGTACAATAGAGGTCACAGGAGAAAAAGACTTCATGTACCGGATAATAAAGAGAGGTTCAAAAGGTGAACGGATGGATCTCTTCGTTGATATGTTTTATAAGTCCACATCTGATGCGCTAAAGGGCGCAATGAGGTGGGTGGACAATAATGTTAGAAAGGAGTGAATTTATGCTTTTTGGAATTGTTTTTGCTATGATAATGAGGGCTATATGTGGAAATATGTTGGACGATTGATGATTGTCATTGCATGGCTTATTGTGTTACAGATTTTGTCGGAATGTTAATTATGAAATATTTAAGAATACATTTGATTATATGGTGTTTGCCTTGTATAATATATACACTATTCGAGATTGCAGTATTTTTGGCGTTCAATATCATCTCGTTTATATGGGATTTTAAGTTTATTAAATGGAGTTCCATGTTTTATGCCAAATATACATGGAACGGTACTCCTTATGTAGACCGAACCCCTTGGGATACCTTTAAAAGGCATTATTCAGTTATATTATAATTTAAAGAAAAAAATGATAATAGGGATGTTTCATTCATAAAAACAATATAAAAGCTATGAACAAAGAAGAATTTCAGACAAAGAAAAATGATATCAATTCAAAAATAAGGGAATTGAAAAGTCAGAAAATTCAGTTGAAAAAGGAATACATTGAATCCAATGCGAAGTATCCTATCGGAAGCAAGGTTTGTATCACCACCCCTGCATCAGTATATACGAGTTTGCATGATTTGACAGGTGTCACCGTTCCTGAAACAAAACAGTATGCCTATATTGTGGGTTATGATATCAGTTACCTGTGCGATATCAAACCATTGTTTAAAAAGATAAACAAAGATGGAAGTGTATCTAAAGTAAACTTGTATGTTAATCTCGAAAATGTTGTAATAGAATTGGTACAAGGTCATGAAGAAGGTAGAAGTAGGAACTCTTGACGAGAACGAACTGTTTGAACACAGGGGTACAATCTATGAGGTTTTATATAAGACGGATTATTGTGTTCGTTGCCAATACCCAAACGACAAATATCGTTACGGGGATATGTGGAAATATCTCTATACCGAGTTTAGTTTATGGACAAAAGTTAATAAATTATGAAAACACTGGTTTTTGATGTAATGCTTGACGGGCGATTTGTACATACATTCAGATACCAATACTGCCCGTTATTCCCGATAGACGAACAGGAACTGGAGAAGTTTGTCACCGACAGGCTTCCTACATTGAAAGGTAAAGATTTTAAAATAGTATTTTGATATGAAACAGACAGTAGAAGAAGCAGCAAGGGACGCAATCCACGCTCATTATAAATGCAACGGTGAATATCCATGCGGAGAACGTGACTATTGCGAACATTGTAATGGTCATAATACAGCATTCGATTGTTGCGAATGTGGCGCAGATGAGTTTAAAGAAGGATTTATTTCTGGTGCCGAATGGCAATCCAAGCAATCCCCGTGGATAAGCGTTAAGGAGCGGTTGCCGGACCCAAACAATCTTGTCCTTTGCAGAATGGTATCAAATGGAGCGATTGTTAGTGGATATATCGTTGTTTCACCTGGGAGATCGCCATACGTTGCGACAGACGGAGGATTTGAATTTGAGGATTGGAACGGATACGAGTGTGACATGTGGATGCCCATTCCGTCTTTCGATGAGATACTCGAAGCCAACAGAGATGTAATGGAACGGATTAAAGAGAAAGGAGACTAATTATGAAAATAAAGAACGTAGGACAACTTAGAAAAATCATATAGAACCTTCCCGATGATTTTGAAATCGAGATGCGTGTCAGACGCAAATTGACGGATGAAGAATTGAAAAATTGCAGATACCCTTATCCTTACGATACAGAGTATTTAACTTTGGAGTTTGACGATATAGGCGTTTCTGACAAAGTATTGTGTTTGGGTGTAACTTCTAATGAATGAACGGTATGGAAGTAAAGAACGGAATAATAATAGACGGGGTGCTGCATGAATCATCAGAAGGATTTTGTAATGAATGTTCCTTATGCCAGGAATGCTCTAATCTTTTAGACGATAACTATTGTGCCTTACTCGATTTGGGAATAGGTCAGTGTTTTGTCAGTCGTGGCAAAATAACAGAGATTAAAATGGAGGAGGAAAAGAAATGAAACAGGTGTTATCAGTTGAACAGATGAAACATTTGCAGAAGATTGGGTTTGATACGAGCGATGGGAGCATGTGTTTCGAGTGGAATGAATCAGATTCAGATAACATGGTTGTAACCTCTCTGGATGCCGATACGAATTACGACCATTGTCGTACAACTTACACCTTGCAGGATATTCTCGATAAGCTGCCTTGCTTCATCGGCAAAGAAGTGCTGACCATGCAAAAATTTGCAGATAGCTATACATGCTTGTATGTGGAATCTTATACTAGGTCTATCGGAAATATCACAGAAAGTAAAGAGCCTATTGATGCAGCCTATGATATGTTGTGCTGGTGCATTGAAAACGGATATGTTAAAGTTGGAAAGGAGGAATAATTATGGGATTTACAACACAGTGTTTTATACACAAGAATACTGCTAATATTAGAAATAGATTAAAAGAACTTGGCTATTATTGTAATCCATATTTAGGTTGGCATAATCTATTTACTTGTGTATTTGGAGTTAATTCGGTTTATTCATTGGACGATTATGATACAAATGGTCTTAAAGAAATAGATGGTCTTATTGATTGCGGAACGAATGAAGATCTTTTCCTGGCTATCGCTGCATTGAGGGATGATACAGACAAGAACCAATGGTTTACGGATGGTGATTTATGGTTTAAATGTGGTGATGAAACTGTTGAATATCATCTTAATCATCTTAATGAATGCGGTAGAAAAATCCACAAAGCTACCGTAGACGAATTGATTGAACACTTTAAAACAAAGGAGGAACAATGAAAGCAAAGTATTTTAAAAAGATAAGAAGCCAAGTAAAGTGGTATAAGGTATCATATAGAGATAGTTTATTTTTTAGTTTTAGCGATGAGAAAGAAATATTGGCTAAATCTCCTGAAAATGCTTGTGTCAGATACCATAAACGTACTGGATGTTTTGTTAACAAATATAATCCCAATAATATTACACAATATAGTGAATCTCTTTCAAGGTTCAAGGTATGTATAGGTAAGAAAGTAATGTATTTCGATTAAATATGAAAGCAAGAATAAAAAGAAAAATTCAAAAAAGACCATTCCTATATAATGTAGGACAAGTTTTTAAGGCTTGTGATTGGATTACTAGTATTCAACGTGGAAATATGGTTTGGCGTAGGTATCGTTCATTTGGTACTATTATTAAATCAGAATATTAAATATGAAAGCAAGAGTAAAATCAACAGGGGTTTTGGTGGATGTAACTCCCCAATTAAACATCAATTCTCAACATAGCAGAGATTATTTATATGTATGTGATAACATGGTATTCAAGGAATGCGAACTTGATTTTTCAGCTATTGACTGGGAACAGCGTAGATACGAACTGGCTAAATCCGCAATGCAAGGGATTTTAAGTGACAATACAGAAGTTGGTTACGCTTGTTCGGAAGCAGATTACAAGAAAGGAGAGAAACATACAATACCTATAAGCATTGCTCGGTTTGCAATTGCTTGTGCTGATGCTTTAATTAACGAGTTAAAATGATAAAAGTATTAAGGAATAAAACTCCTATCGCTCGCAAAGAGCATAGATGTCAATTTTGCGGTGAAGTAATACACGTTGGAGAAAAATACAACAGACAGACCAATGTTTATGACGGTCATGTTTATGACTGGGTATCCCACTGTGAATGTTCCAAGTTAGCCTATGAACTTGATATGTTTGATGATTGTGATGAAGGTCTTGACGGTGATGGGTTTATTGACAACTTGACTCAGTATGTTTATGACAATCATTATGACGATAAAATAGATGATATTGCGAAGGATTGGCAATTACCATGTTATGAATTAGTAAAGAAAGTGTTGAATGAATTAAACAAGAAATAGTTATGACCGAAGAATTTGTAACATTAGAAACAGCGAAATTGCTGAAAGAGAAAGGATTTAATTGGAAGTGTGAACGCACAATAAGTTGCGATAATATTATTAGAAGATACGACATTCCGCAAAGTATGTCATGTTGTACGGAAATAGATAACGAACCAGTTGAATTTTTATGCCCAACATTGTATGTTGCCCAAAAGTGGCTTCGTGAAACCAAAAACATTCATATATGTGTATATAACTGTGCTTGTGGTTATGGATACGAAATATCTAAAGCTGACAATGGAACTCATATAACCAGTTCTGTTTATGAAGGACCTAATGATGGTGGTAAATGGGATGTCTACGAAGACGCACTTGAAGCAGGATTACAGGAAGCATTAAAACTTATATGATTATGAAAACAATATTATTTACAATTATATGTATTATTGCCCTATTATGGGTTGGAGATCTCACAATTACATTTAAGCCGTTTTCCATCTCGCTACCTGGTTGGCATAAGGCTTTAGGTATCCTTCTATTTTTTCTGTCAATGGCGGTATATACCACAGGGGAATATACCAAAGGGTATAAACAAGGTTTCGATGATGGAGTAAAGGAATGTATTGAAATACTTAAAAAGAAATGAACAAGTTAGAACACATAGCCACAATTGATTTCTGTTACTGGCGGTTGAAAATTCTCTGCAAACAACTTTCTAAGCCAAAATCAAACATAGAGATAATGGTTGACAACGCTTGCGGTTATAACGAAGCTGAAGAGATAAGGAAGGAATGTATAATACTTTTAGAGCAGATTATCGAAAGCAAGAAGGCTATCAGTGCTGATTACTCAGGGGATAGCAAGTTTTTAGATAAATTAAAAAAGTGGAATGGATAAACTGTACAAAGTAACCATTTCCGATGCATCATCTGTATTATGTTTGCTGTTTTATTCTAAAAGTTAAATCTCTGGTTATGAGTATTTTACGACTAAAATAATTGTGTAAATACTTGGCTAATTCATTGATAATGAGTATCTTTACAATACTAAAAGAAACCAATATTACTAACAATTAAAAGACAAAAGCGATGAGAAAGTTTAATGCAAAATTAGGACGTGAAGTCACTTACAACCCTTATCCTTATAAGAAATTTGTAATTGAGAAAATTAATTCCGATGGAACACTTAATCTGGCAATAGGTGATTGGAAAGTGTTGAAAGTTACAGTTGATAAAGTTTGCAGATAATTAATTAAAAGAGCAATGAAAGTAACAATCGAATTAACAAAGAAGACAGCTTTAGAAGAAATTATTAATAGCAATGATATTGATACAATAAAGTCTTTGATAGAACGCAAAGAGATGTCGTTAAAAGAAGCAGAAGAAAATGCGGCATTCTACGAAAGTATCTGTAATGAAGACTTTGCAAGTAATGAAAGGCAGAGAGCCAATAGACTTATTCGAGATATAGAAATATTAAAGTTAGCAATTTAATACATAAGAGCAATGAACACATATTACAAGTTTGCGCCAAACGTGTTTTTGGCAAAGTGCGATGAAAAGCACGAAAAAGGAGAAGTTATTGAGGTTACAACCAAGTACGGCAAAGAAAATGAAAGCATCGTTTTTAATTTAATTTTCGAGAAAGATGGTTTCTATTATTACTCCATCGTTCGGGCTGACGGATTTAATGTACAGGAATGGGCGAAGCAAAGAGCGGATCGCAGACGTGAATGGGCCGTATCAGCAGTGCAAAAAAGTAATGAGTATTTTCAGAAATCGAATAAACATCGAGATTTTCTTTCTTTAGGCGAGCCCATCAAAGTAGGGCACCATAGTGAACGAGGTCATCGCAAAATGATAGATGATGCCTGGAACAACATGGGTAAAAGCGTTGAGTTCAGTGATAAGGCAAATGAACATGAAAGAGTGGCCCAATATTGGGAGAAACGTGCCAACACGATCAATTTGTCTATGCCGGAAAGCATTGACTTCTACGAACATAAATTGGAACAAGCTAAAGAATTCCATGAAGGTGTGAAGTCCGGCAAATACCCACGTGAACATGCTTATACTCTTACTTATGCCAAGAAAGCAGTTAATGAAGCACAAAAGAATTACGAACTGGCTAAAAAGTTGTGGGGAGATGAAAAATAAAAATATACTAGTACTAGCCGGTATTAAATTCAGATCAGATGAAATAGAACAAGAACTAGCAAAAAGCAATAAGTTTATTGTCAAATGGAAAACAATCTGGGAAATATGTTATTCACAAGCTCAAAGACAATACTACGCTATAAAAGTGTACACATCAGAAGACAGTTATGTTTCTAAGGGACGCTTTTATTTTGTAAATGCTAGTAGAGCAAATGAAATGATTGGATCGGAAATATTCATAGATTAATGGAAACGAAAACCAATAAAGCTATTTCACTACTCCAGTGCGGTGATTTTAAAGCCGCACTAACAATCTTCTCTACCTTTCGTATGGGGTTTACCAAGGAAGAACAGAGAACATTGAAAATTGCGTATGAGTGCCTTTCTGGTAATGCTGGGTTCTACCAGCAAATTGGTATTGATACCAATAGCGAAATAGAGAAAAGCAAATCCATCTTTTTATCAAAATATATGTTGAAATCAGCACCATAAGAATATGAATCTAACACAGAAAGAAGCGTTAAGGCAATTACAATCATATTGCAGGGCGAATGGTTTCTCCCTCAATCCATCGAGTTTGCCGAAACATACATACGCTATAATATTGGCGGATGGCGACAACGGAGAAATAACGACACGTTACCCGAACAAGCGTATAAGCGGCTATTACACCCCAAAAGAGTTGTTAATATGGCTTGATGGCTACCACACAGGATTACAAGGGAAATAAGTATTAACCGCGGGCAACCGCACAAAACGGAAAAGAAGATGAATATTATTACAGATAGAACAAAAGCCCCTGCAAAGCTACACTATAGGGTAAGCAATAACAGCGGATCAATAAATAAAGAGTTTGGCAAGAACCAGCAAGCAGCCTATGACTTTGCAAACGGAATGAAAGAAACGGCAACTATACGCGGATATTTTGTTTTCAAATATCGCGGAGAATGGCAAACTAATACGGTATTTATTGACCATGTGTTTAAATAACCAACTATTCCGGCGTGGAGGACAACAAGCGGATCGACACCGCCGTTGAAAAATTTGATAACACGTTGAAATACAGAAAGTTAAACAAAGTTTAAGCTTGCGATATTTAAGATATAAAATACTGATATTCAATATATTATTTGTATATTTACAATATCAAAATAACACCTATTAATAACAAGTAAAAGTCAAGAGCAATGAAAACAGAAGAACTTATCAGATACTACAAAGCAAACATTGAAGCTATTGAAAAAGGATTGAACAACGACTCTCTTTCAGCAGATAAAAAATTCAGATTGGGATATACACAACAGGCGTTGGACGGATATAAGTCTGCTTTACAAGAACTTCTTGGAAATAATAACGACTAATAATAAAAGAGAGCAAATGAGCAAAGTAACAGAACTAACAAAAGAGCTTCAAAGAGTGATGTATTCCACTACATACTCTTTTGAGATAGATACCGAAGATGTCGTTTTCGGTTTCAAAAACACCATAAGAAAGCGTACCAAAAATCTAGCGAAAGCTTTTAAGTTGGAGCAAAAGGTGACAAAAGACTGTGGATGTTTCCTGTCCAATACGGTTAGAATCGTATCTGTAAGAATATACAAGAACGGTGAGTTGAAAAAAGAACTTCATGCTAAAGAAATAACAGCATCATATAATGGATAAAATATAGAGCGATGATAACAATAGTAAAAGTGTATTTAAAAGACAAACAAGGCAATGAAGACTGGTTTGTCACCCCTATCAACCTATCAGAGCAAGAAGCTCACAAGTACTATCTCGGTAACATCTTCAATATGGGGTGCGAAACAGATCACATGATGAAATGTTACAAGGTTGAAACAATAAAATCATCAAATTAAATAAATTTATGACTAAAAGTGACGTTTTTTACGCCATATTTTATATCTTTACACCATAAAAATAAAAAAAAAGAGCAATGAAAATTTACACAAGTTATTTCGGAAATAGCCGAAAATTGAAAGAAGCTGGAATTAAAATTATTTGCGTAGCCATTGGTAAGCCTAGATTTATGGTTAACGTTCCTCAAATGTTGAATGTTTGTCCTACCCGCTATATGGTAAGTGGACCTTGTTCTCATGATGAGTATCTTAAGCTTTACGACAGGATTCTTGCGAGTCAAGATGCTAATAAGGTAATCGAACAAATTGAATCATTAAGTGAAGGCAAAGATGTCGCTCTCTGCTGTTACGAAAAACCGGGTGATTTTTGCCATCGTCATATTTTGGCAAAGTGGCTTACTGAAAATACTGGCATTGAAATAACAGAGTTCGGAGTAGTTGAGAAAAAGGAACCTAAATACGAACAAGCAAATTTATTTTGAGTATGAGAAGGATTAAGTTTAGAGGGAAGCGCATTGATGGTAAGGGATGGATAAGAAATTCTTATACGCTTATTCAAGATGGAGATGGAACTTGGTTGCACGATAATGACGTTGAAAAAATAGACGAAAATACTCTTGGGCGGTTCACCGGCTTGTGTGATAAGAGCGGGAAAGAAATATATGAAGGTGACATTGTTAAAGGTTTTTGTTATGAGGATTTTTACACAGGAATTAAAGGTAATGTAAATGCCGTTGTAAGGTGGATTGATATTTATGCTGGATTTATGTTTGATGTTGGTGCGCGGTGTTTCCATGATATGCGTGATGCTCGAAAAATAGAAATAATCGGCAATATATTTGACAATCCCGAATTATTAGCCACCCATCAATAGCGTTTGGTGGGATGCTGTCAGATTTGCCAAGCAAGCGGTGGTTTGACAGCATAGGCATTTGCGGAAATAGCTCATCGGTAGAGCGTTGGCATTCCAGCCAAAGAGTGGGGTTCGATTCCCTGTTTCCGCTCAACCCTTATAGTAGCGATAAGCAGAAGCAAGAACATAAAAGCTTGTGCAGTTTACGGGGTGATGGGAATTGCCATCTGACACGACTGTAAAGAAGCCGAATAGATTGCATAAGTGTTCTTGTGAGTGGCTTATAGATGATTGAATTTTGTGTTAAGTACCTGCCGAGCGTATTTTTGGCAGGCTTAACGCAAAATGTATATGAAGTTATATACACCCTAAAGATATGTTTACAGGAACGACACCACCGGAAGTTAAACTGCTCCTTCAGGATTTGATGAAAGGAGTAAAAGGCAAAGATGTTTTTATCGGATGTTCAGGAAACTACACCACCGATAAAATCATGTCAGCTATGGGATACACAGTACATTCTAATGATGTAAGTTTATATTCCAAACTAATTTCTGATCTATTACTTGATACAAATACTGATATTGAAGTTGTGAATCCTGAATTACGTATGGTCTTTGACACATGGGATGACACTAAATACAAAAAACTTATTCAAGTAATGTTTGCAATGAGAGTATCAAACTTTCACCAAAGGAAAAACGATTACCAAGAAGAAATGTTTAACGCTTTTATTGAGCAATCAAAAGTTTATTATCATAATACTATATCTAAGATTGAAAAAGGCGCACTTAATTTTAATATTAAAAGTTTCTTCTATGGTGATTTTTTTGACTTCCTAAAAAGTAAAAAAGGTAAAGGTGTTGGTATAAGCTTTCCTCCTACGTATAAAGGAGGGTATGAGAAGATGTTTAGCTATGTCGAAGAAAGCTTTAATTATATGCACGCTACTTATAACGTCTTTGATCCAAAAGAGGGCGGAAGTATATTCAAGACTCTTCTTGAGAATGATGAAAACATCATCTATTCTGATAGATATTTCAAGGAGATAGACAACTTCCTTGTTGGCAAAATAAACTTGGGGCTAGGCAAGAATCCTATATACACTTACTCTAGCCTAAATCAAAATAAGAATTATTACATCGAACGCGATAAAAATGTAAATCCATCATGTATTCACATTTTACCTATAGATTATGAATTTACAGATATTACTACACTATCTGTAAAATTATGTTCAGTTAGTGATGTGAATTATTATAAAGCGTTTTACATGGCAAACAAGGTTAATTATACAACTGGTGGAGATTTAGGTATGGTATTTATGGCTGACGGTAAAGCGTTTGGATTTACTTCTTTCAGCAAACAGTTATCTACACTTGAAAAGATATTTATGCAGAGTGATTTTGTTGTAAACTCAAATACACAGAGGCTTAGTAAATTACTGATTATGCTTACTAAGTCCCACGATGTGAGGATGCTCATTGCAAGAAAAATGGGTCACTATTATGAAGGGATTAAGACGACTGTGTATACATCTTCACCAGTAAGTATGAAATACCGCAGTGTATTCAATCTTGACAGGAGAGATGAAGGCAAACTAATGTATTCTGCTAATTTTTTAGATGATTCATTAAAAGATTTATATAAATTATGGTTGAAAAAATACAAGAAGTGAAAGATGTTCATCTTATTCAAGAGAAATTGGGGGATGTAAACAAATTGATTGCTCCGTATAAGTTAGCATATGTAAGCCCTATAGATGATTGCGTTCCATTGGAGAAGAATGCTCACTATATGGAAAAATCCACACTGGATAGACTAACTGCAAATGTGGCTGAAGACGGTTTTTTATCTCAGCTTCCATTCGCGATGAAACGAGATGATGGGAAATATCTTATTTTGTCGGGAAATCATCGTTTAAAAGCTGCTATTAAAGCTAAACTGGAATATATTCTAATCTTGTATATTGAAGAGGTTGATAAAGACAAACAGATTGCCTATGTGCTTAGTCATAATGCTTTAGTAGGAAAAGATGATGCCCAAATGCTTAAGGAAATTTATAGTGAGATGCGCACTATTGAAGCAAGAGAGTTTTCTGGTCTTAACGGTATTCAATTTATTGATACAGATAAGATTCCTACCGTTTCTATTAATGACGGGGATATAGAGCTTACGGAAATGAAGTTCTTGTTTACAGAAAGTAGGAGTAATGATGTCAAAGCTGTTCTATCTGAACTTGAAAAACAGAAAATATCTGCAAATAGTTCGATAGTTGTAGGTTCTTATGAAGAATTTATAAAGGTAGCTACAGAAGTAAAGAAGAAGTTTAATATAAAGAGCAATACTGTTGCTTTTGCTCGTATGGTTGATATCTGCAAAGCTTATTTGCAAGAAATAAAAGACAAGGAGGTGTAATATGGCAGGTAGAGGTAGACCCAAATTAGGAATGTCCCTTTATGATAAATAGGGACATTCATTAAATGTTACAAAATCAGCCAACTAATTCATACACAAAGTATTGCGAATTAGTTGGCTTTTTTGTATCTTTAGGTATTCCCCCGAAAATAAGATTTGACGGCCAAAACGGGGGAAA